TCAACGGCATCGATATCACGCGGTGACTGGGGGCCGTATCCTGCGCCGTCCGTAGCGGCTGCGAGGGCTGCACGCTGCGCCGCTATCACGTCGTCCGATACGTTTTCGACGTGGCTGGCATGGCCAGTAGTTTCCGCATGACCCGTGCCGGCGCCAAGGCTCATGCTCGCAACGGAAGCTGCGCAAAGAAGGTGGACGATTTTCATGGGTTTGGTCCTGTTTTGTCCAATGTTGGATGATTAAGCGATGCAATGTCACAGGCATGGCTTTATCGCAATTCATTCCCATAAACGCGCGAAAGTCGATGGTGTGCCTCGGCTCAGACCGACCATATGCCGCACGGCATCTTGTTCCCCAACGCTCTGGACTGCGACCTCGAAATGCACGCGGGTCTGGTCGAGGTCACGCAGGATGATGTTCATCGCAAAAATCACTTCCACTTCCCGACAAAGCCATTGACCACGAAACGCGCCAAAGGATTACTTGGGATCCAAGCACTGAAGGACTGCGGAATGCGCAAGAATATCCACCCGGTTGCCCCTTTCACTCTAGACCTTTCGAAGCCTACGATTCGCCTGCTCTACGATTTGCATGGCGCGCCGACGGTCATCGGAGACATTACGATCGCCGACAGGTTGGAGCCGGACAAAATGTCACGCTTGCGCGAACTGGCACATCGGCTTTCTAGTGAGCCTTTCCTTACCACTGTTATTGTGCCGTCAGAGCACGTCATGTTTCGCACTCTATCATGGGAGAAAGCCAAGACCCCAATGGAAGCAGCGATTTCGTACATCTCACAAGATGATCGGCTTGACCCAAACGATCTGTGCATCGACGCGTTGACAGACGGAACCGACTATTTCTTTGCTGCCATCGAGTGGAAAACTGTTCAGGAGGCCCGCGAGTTCGCAAGGGAACATGGCTTCACCCCCACTAAGGTCACGGCGCACCCACCGAGATATACCTTCCCCAGACCACCAATATTTCAGTGGAAAGCGCAGCCATTGAAGCTTCAGGATATTTGGCAATATGGCGTCCGGGCGGCCCTGCCAGGCCACAGAAAAGCCCATTGATCTTGTCTGGGGTCGGTATCCCTCCTTGCTGCTCGACAAAGCTCACACTTGTTCATTTTGCCTCCTGCGCTTCATCTGCCGTAGCCTGTTGTGACAAGCTTGTATGTGCGCCACTACGACGACGCTCCCCGACCTTCAGGCGCGAGGCAGAAGGTCCGCATGGACGTCGCGCCGCATTGCAACACATCTCGTCATGACGCTGGACCCGAGGCTGACTGCAAATGGCAAAAGGCTCCCGAAGAAAAGACGACCGACAGCTTGACCTGTTCGACGCACCTGTCGTGATGCCCGCCCCCAGCGATAACGTGCAGGCGCCTGTGAAAGTCCCACCCATAGATCCTGCTGCGCTTGACGACGCCAGATTGGTGGAGGCCTTGGCCGCCGCGTCTTTACAGGATGTGCAGGCGATTGTTGCGCAGGTTGTTGCCAGACGCCCTCTTGGATGGGAAGGCGCGGCGTTGCGGCTGTGGGTCAGATACCTCGGCTTTGGCTTTCAGAAACCCATGCTGGAGCAAGTCGCCGTTCTGGACCTGGTCTGTCAGACACAAAGCAGGACCTTGTTCAAAGAGGTTATCGCCCGCGGGCCCATTGGCGAAAGCCTGGATGCAGAGCTGCTCTGTGCCGCCGCAGCTTGTCATGAGCCCCTCGCGCAAGACATGGTCATGCGCGGCCTCTCGCATCCGTCCGCAAAGGTTCGGCACGCTGCGATTACTATCGCCGTGCAGTCCGGCGTGGAAAGCTCGGAACTACTGCCTTGTTTGTCAGACACCTCCCATGATGTGCGCCGAACTGCCGCCATTGAAATCGCATCGACGGGCGATTCGACAGCGCGGGACCTGCTGATTTACGAGATGCGCCAGCAGCCAGACCAAGAAGGGCTGGAAGCCTTGGCGTTTGTCGCCAATGAAGATGTTGTCATCAGGCTCGGTCAGATTGCGCGTCAGCACCCTGACTGGACCCCGACCGTTCTGGGCGTGTTGGAGGCCATCGGGGGGCCTGTGGCGACTAAAGTTGCGGGAGGGCTGATGGGGTGATACCTGCGACGCGCACGACACCGAGCATATTACTTCTTTAGTCTCTCAGTCATTGAATGTCACAGCCAACGGTGTCTCACCAAAAACTGTCTCAGCGCGACAAAACAACTTGACAGGACCCTGGATTACAGAGGCCGCGCTGCATTCATCGTCTGCTGCAATTGTTTGCTGCCGCGGAAGCGAACATGCCGCTTTGGTGCAACGGGCACGATGCCGCCAGTGCGCGGGTTACGCCCCATGCGTCCCTCACGCGCACGAATCTCAAAACTGCCAAACCCACGCAGCTCCACACGATCACCGTTTTCCAAACCAGCCATGATGGCTTCAAAAATGGCCTCGACGACGCGCTTGAGGTCCTTCTTCGTCAACCCTGGGTATTCCGCGACAAGTCTTTCAATCAGCTCTGCGCGCGTCATGCATCTGCCCTTGAATCAATGGGATTGGTCAGGGGAACGGTTGCACGCGCCCCTGACACAATCAAGCCGTCTGCCCGATCACAAACTCCATCGAGCGCTTGCGCGGCACCTGACGGCCATTGAGCCGCCAGACGATGACTGCCAGCCCGTACTCGTACCGCCGATGCGCGGTCGCCCGGCTGATGCCGTGACGCCAGGTGATCCGCTTCCACGGTTTGCGGTTGGCCCGCGCCCACAGGATCTCGCCGATGTCCTTGTCCAGCCACCTGAGCCAGAGCATCGCCTCATCGGCCTGCGTGATCATCCGCGGCGACGGCAGCGGCTTTTTCATCCGCGGCTCTTGCTCCACCTGATCGGCGAAGCTCGAGACGTATTCGGGCCACGCGCTGACATAGCCCTGCGGGCCCACCGGTGGCAGGCTGTGCATCACGTCTGCTGCAAGGTCCAACCGATCGGCCACCATCGCCCGGGTCCAGTCACCGCCCATGACGCACCTCCCTGCCCTGCGGGCGTTTGCCGTAGAGTTTCGTACCAAGCTGCTCGACCAATGCGCGCTCGGGCCATGTCAGTCGGTGATCATCCACGCTGACCGCGAGCAGACCCTGCTCTTGCCAGCCATCGCGCTTGACCTGGTCAGGGTCACGGCGATGACCGCCGTAGCCCTTCGGAGTGAACCGCATGCCCATCACGCCAGCCCTCCCTGCGTCTCGATCGCCCAGAGCAGGATCGCGATGGCGTCCGCCTCATTGTCATCGGCGGGGCTGAAGCCACGCTTGCGGGCAGCATCGATCATGGCCTGCTTGTTCGCATTGCCGTGGCCGGTGGCGTGGCGCTTGATCGTGCCGACCGGGACGCCCTGGTACGGAACACCGCGCAATTCGCCCCAGCTGGTCAGAACAGCCAGCAGGCCGCCGTGGACATGAGCCGCGTCAGTGCCAGCATGCCGGCGGATTTCTTCGAAATAGATCGCCTCAACAGGCCCAGACAGCCGGTTGATCTCGGACAGCCAGTTGGTGAAGCGCAGATAGCGCATGCCGCCACCGTCGAACCGGCCGGGCTTGAAGCTGACGGTGCCGCTGGTGATCAGCCCGTCATAGCCGCGCAGCGCCCAGCCGGTTCCAGTGCCGAGGTCCAGCGCCAGAATTGTGCGATGGCCCTGCGCAGGCGGCATGGGCGTTTTCGGGGTTGCACCGAGATTGGCCTCGGCGAGAGTCGTGTCAGCCATGAGTGGTCTCCTCTTCTGGTTGGCTGCTCGGGTGGAAGACGACGGCGGTCATGTGCTTGGCGGTGTGGGCCGCCGTCGTAGGATTGCGAATTCAGGACTTCTTGCGCCTGCCGTGTTTGCGGATGTGGGCAGCAACGCGCTTGCGAGCTTTTCCAGCTACAGCCTTGCCCGGCGCATGATGCAGCTGACATCGGCGGTTCAGCGTTCCAGAACGCAGGCCACTCCAACACTCGAAAGGCCGACCGCAATCGGCGCAGTGGCTTTGCCAACAGATGATCGGGACAACCTCTCCGTCCTTGCGCCGATGGAGGTCTGAGCCAATCACCACATAGCGTTGGCCTTCGTGCATCAGCACGGTGCCCGGCAACGGCAGGATGCGGAATTCGATCTTTTTGACGACCCGGGGCGGACGAGCTTCGGCGCACAACATGACAGCATCACGGGGGCCGGTCGCGCGGATACTATCGTCGTATGAGGGGGCGGGACGGCGTCCGCCCCCCTCATACTTAGTATAGGGGTTTCCACTCTTCCTCATGCCAGACCCACAAGTATATGTTTTCATTTTCATTTCTCCCATTTTGGATGACAAAGGTGCATGACAGAGGCCTTTGTCATCGTCATCGGCAAGCCATTGATTTTACTGAATTCATGACGAAGGCATGAGGATGACAAAGGCCTTCGTCATATGACAAAGTCATACCTCACCCCCCTCCGGATAGACCCAGACACCGGGGTTCTCGACTTCCCTGGCACGGCCCGAATGGGGACATTTGAAGTGGGTCGGCAGGACCACTTGCCCCTCATCCAAGACCTCGCCGGTCTCGGCGTCGATCACTGGGTCGCGCCCAAACCGCATGCCCTCAACGACCAGATAGCCGAAGTGCGATCGGGTCGCGGCATAGCCGTGCTCGGCCATCTCCCGGCAGAACTTCACCAACCCTTTGGTTGCCAGGACATTGAGGCGCTCTCGGATTGTGTACTGACTACCCAGACCATGCTGGTTCTCGAAGGCGGCACCGAATTGGGTCGATGTGTAAAGCCGCCCTTCAGCGGCCTCATCGAAGAGCAGCGTCAGGATCACATCGCGCTTCCGATCCCGTTCGGCGTCCTGCTTCGCCCCGACCTCCTGACGGACAAGCCGCTCGTTCATCGGGTTGATCTCGACCCACTCGCCCTTGACCTTGTCGATGATCTTCGGCGACAGGCCCGGTCCGTTGCGCAGCTCGATCTCGAGCTTGCGCTCCGGGCTCTCCTCGTCGGGCCGGTGCAGGATCAGGCCCGAGGTGTAGAAGCCACGCAGCGCACTGGCCCCGGAGAGCGCGAGGAACGGGTCGTCCTTGACCTGTTGCTTGCTGAGTTTCTTCGTGTGGTGGACCAGGATCACACCGCAATCGGGATTGATGTGATCGCGGAGCACCTCGACCCGGTCCTTGAGGAAGAACATCATCGCGGCATTGTCGTTCTCGCCGCCGCCCTCGGGGCCGCCGTCGAAGAGGTTGCGGATCGGGTCGATGCAGATGATGTCCACGGGCTCGGCCGAAAAGGCGCGTCGGATGGCCTGGGCGACATGGACACTGCCTTCGGTGTCCAGCAGCATCTTGAGCTTCGGCGTCGCCACCAGGTTGTCGCGTGCACCGGCCATGAGGCTCGGCGGCAGGGTGATCTGCTGCATTCGCTCGCGCAGATAGTGATACTGGATCTCGGCCTGTAGGTAGAAGATCCGCAGCGCCCGCGGTGGGGTGAAGCCGAGGAAGGGCTGGCCCGCGGCCATGTGCACGAGCCAGGAGATCAGCAGGTCGCTCTTGCCAACCTTGGGCGCGCCGCCCAGCACCAGCAGCCCGCCGGGCGTCAGGACGCGGGGCGCGATGATGTCCGCGGGCATGGGGCTCGTGTCATCGAGCAGCGCTCCCAGCGTGAAGGTGAACGGAAATGCATGTCGCCGCCGACCTTGGCTGCGATGTCACCGCGCAGACGGGTCACGCGAGCGATATCGCTGCCCTCGGCGGGCTCGGTGAGCTTCCACCAGACATGCGCCTTGCGCTGGCCCTCAGCCGTGACGCCGCCGCTTTCCACCACCATGGTCGGCGGGCCAAGATGTCGCTCGAGATGGGCACGCTTAGCCGCAATATCTCCGCTGTCGATGTCGACGACGACGGTCTGCATCTGCAGGATATCGGCGGCTTTGGCCTGTCCGGGCGCGGCCACAGTGCCGGGGATCACGTAGACCGCCGCCCCCTCGTGCGCGGCCCAGTTGGCGAAGGTGGCCATCTTGTCGGTGACGGTTTCAGCCGCCTCGATCCAGATGTTATGCGGTCGGCCATCGATCCCCTGCCCCTTGTCGATGAAGCTCCGGACGGGGATCAGCCCTTCGCAGTATCCAAAGACCACCTCCATGAACCGGGCGATCTGCTCCGGGTCCGGCTCGTCGCCGAAGACGTCCACCATGGGGGCGGCGTCGTTGAAGTCGCGCCAGGGGTTGAAATGGACAAGGTTCTCCTTGGGCGTCTCGGAGGACGTGTCTTCCGATGGGGTTTGGGGGTCGTCACTCTTTGCCACTTTGGCATCCTTCCCTGTGTTGTCGTTTTCCGGCGGGTCTTTCGGGGCATCGGTCATGTCGGCAGTCCCCAGCAGCGCTCGGCCCAGGAGCAGAACCGGCATTCGAAGAAGTCACGATTGGCGGCGACGCGGGGCAGCAACACGCCCGCGTCGGTGGCGCGCAGGATGCGCACACCGCGGTCCGACATGCGCTGCGCCAGTTCGGCATCGAACGGGACCTGCTCGTGGTAGAGCTCGGCCGTGTCCTTGTTGATCGCGGCGAAGAGCGCAGGGTTGGCCGAGATCCCCGGCACCTGCGCCTCCATGTAGGCCTGGTAGACGGCGATCTGGGCCGCGTAGACCGGCTTCGACTTCGCCACGCCGTCCTTGACGCAGGCGCGCCAGTTCTTGGCGTTCATGGTCTTGCATTCCCACAGCGCGGGAACGGCCAGACCGAAGCCCTCGGGCCCGGCGGCAATGATGCCGTCGACATGGCCGCGGATGCGCCCGTTCGCGACAGAGAAGCCGAACTGGCCGCCATCGGGACGGTTGCCCTTGCGCGTGTAGAGATCGAAGCCTGCCTGCCTGAGCCAGGCGACAGCCAGATCCTCGAGCGCATGGCCGATGGCGAAGATGCGCAGCGACTGGCCCGAGAAGTCCTGGCCCTCGTCCTTCGGGGTGGCCGTGAACTCGAACTGCAGGGCGCGCTCGCAGGCATGGCCGAGACGCGATCCACCGAGGTAGTCACGGGGCGCGCGGGTGGCGTTTTCGGCAGTGATCGCTGCGTCGACCACTTCATTGACGCGTTCAGCAAAACTGGGCGTGTGGTTATAGTCCAGCATCAGAAGGGCACCTCCTGCGTCCTGGCAAACCGCGACATCTCAGCGCTGTAGATTTCGAGGATCTCTTCGATGAGCGCTGTCATCTCAATTTCGGTCAGATCGCAGAGGCGTTTATCCCAGCCAATCAACTCCATCATGTTGCCAATGCGCTTCAGGACCATCGCGATTGCGAGCCTCTCTTCATTAGTAATTCCGATCATGGTCAGTCCTTTCTTGGCTTTTCGGGTGAAGGCCGACTGGCACTGCGGGGAACAGAACCAGCGGGGTGTGCGTTTGCGGCGGGACCGGTGCGGGTCGAACCAGCCGTAGCCGCGCGTGCGGGACATGCAGACGGCGCAGAGCGTCCCGCGCGGGTGCCAGAGGCGATCAAAGCCCGGGCGATCCGCAGGCGCTGCGGACGGGGATGGCATTTGCGCGACATGGCTCATGCCGCCGCCCGCGCGGTCGGGGCCGCCTGCAGGATCAGCTGCCGGATCTCGCGCTTGTTGAACCCGAAGGTCATCAGGGCCGAGGCCTTGTAGCGGGTCAGGCCAAAGTCGCTGCGTGCGGCCGCCGAGAGATATTGCAGCTGTTTCTCGGTGGCGGGCTGGCCCAGCCAGCCGCGGGTCTTGAACGCGCTTTCATCGGTTTCATGAGCGTTCAGCCAATCGTCGGCCTGCGCCAGGCAGATGGCACGCTCACCAACTCCCAGAAGTTGGGTCACCTCACCCTTGGCGCCCCCAACGGCGTACCAGACCCCCTCCAACCAGAAGACCCCACCCCAGGCTGTGAAGCCCGTGGCCATCAACGCGTCTTCGCTTCCGAAGAGATCGACCCATTCAAAGCTCGAACGTTTCAGCAGGTCAATTTCCGTCATCAGGAAGCCGGACAGATCACCGTCAGGTCCCTCCCGGCTTTTGAGATCCTCCTCTGTATCGATCACCGCCTCGCCGCAAATCGGACATTCACGACAGGCCAGGGGGATTTCGGCTTCGCATTCAGGACATGTCTTGGTCGGGGCTTCCCCAGTTCCGGAGGTGCCGTCGAGATCGACATCCTGCTCAAGTGTGCCATGCGTGAGGCTGGATGTGCCAAAGTCCAGAACAATGCAGTCGGTTTTCACAACGCCGGGGAACTCGGCGGGATCCACGATACGCAGCCCGCGGCCAACCATCTGGATCATGGTCGATTTGTAAGAGCTGGGGCGCAGGAGAACCACGCAAGAGGTGGGCGGATGATCCCATCCCTCCGTGAGCACCGCCACATTGGTAATGACGCGGATTTCGCCGCGGGCGAAGGCGGCCAGAATGGCGTGCCGTTCCTCCCCGGGCAGATCACCATGGATCAGGCCGGCCGGAATTCCCGCGGCGTTGAAGGCCTCGGCCACATGCGCGGCATGCGCCACGGTGGAGCAGAAGACGACCGTGGGGCGGCCCGTGGCCTTTTCCCGCCAATGCCGGATCACCTCCTCGGTGATCGGAGCACGGTCCATGATCTCAGCCACCTCTGCCATGTCAAAATCTGACATGGTTTTGCGCACGTCCTTGAGCTTGTCCTGCACGCCCACGTCGATGACAAAGGTGCGAGGAGGCACAAGGTGCCCAGAGGCGATCAGCTCTCCCAGGCGAATCTGGTCGGCGACATTGTCGAAGACCGCGCGCAGGCCTTTTTTGTCGCCGCGATTCGGCGTGGCCGTCACGCCAAAGATGCGGGCGTCGGGGTTGGCATCGCGCACATGGTCGATGATCCTGCGATAGCTGTCAGCCACGGCATGATGCGCCTCATCGATCACCAAGAGGTCAAGCTTCGGCATGGACGCCAGATTGCGCTCCCGTGTCAGCGTCGGGACCATGGCGAAGGTCACCTGCCCGCACCAGGACTTGGTCGTGGCACCCACGACGGAGGTGGTGATCGCTGGATTGACCCGCCCAAACTTCGCACGGTTCTGCTCGGTCAACTCGTCGCGGTGGGCGAGCACGCAGGCCTTGGCCTCGGTCTCGCCAATGCTGTCGCCGGTGACCGCCGACAGCATAATGGTCTTGCCCGAGTTGTGCGTGAGGGTGAAATCCCCCATCAGGTAACGGTGGTCGCCATCGACCGTGAACCCGAAATACTCCCCCTCGCCGACCGCATGGACAGTGAAGCCGCAGCGCAGCACGTTCTTTTTCTGCTTGCGTGGCGGGGCCTGTTTGCGCAGCACCCGCGTCGGGATCTGATCAAGATCGCCAGAGATATGGACGCGCTGATAGATCCGCCCGCCCACTTCCTTCTCGGCTATACTCGCCAGAAACCCGAGGCTGCGGGCGATGAACACCACGTCAGAAGCCAGGCGTGGCGACTTGCTAACGAATTCGAAACAACGGCCATTCATCAAGTGACCGTCGGTGTCCAGAAGACCCGCCAGCATGACAAAACGGGTAGCTCGTGACCCAAGCCGGTAGGCGTCGGGGATGAATTTTTCAGCAGATTTCTTGCCGAAAAGGTCGAGGGCGCGCAGTTGATCGATCAGTGCGTTGCCATGTGAACGATCATCGGCAAAGAAGTAGGTGTTGGCCTCGTTGTTGCTCAGTTGCGCGCAGCGGAGCCTGAGGCCAAGCCTTGCGGCAGAGCCATAAAGCGTTTCAACAATCTCGATGTCCGGCGTGGTGACAGACACGTTATTGATGATGCTGCCATCGCCGAGGATGACGCCCAGAAGATAGGCATCAAGATCCGGGGCTGCGCGTTCAGGAAAGTCCGCGGGCATCCTTACAAGTTTATGGAGATGCCGAAAGTTGTTGGACGCGGCCAGCCAATCGGCGACACTGATGTCCACCAACTCGCCATCACGGTTCCGGCAGCGCGCTGGCATGCCGTCGTTGGTGCGCACCAAGGTGAGAATGTGACCGAGGTTCACAACAAATGGGCTGCCCTTCAAAGGCCGGATCTCCACCATCTGATCGTGACCGCGATGCAGTTCGCGCACATGGCGCGCCGCACTGCCGGGGCCCATAAGCACATCACCGACAATAATGTCCTCCACACACTTCGTGCTGCCATCGAACATGAGGATTGGCGTGCCAGCCGCATGGCAGCCCGTTGGAGCGATCCCAAGCGTGTTGGCGCGGGTGGCGAGCGCAGCAAGGCTGCGCTCGACGAAGGTTTTCTGGCGGGGTCTTAGTCGCATGGCCGCCCCCTCACTCAGCCCAGCTGGGCCGGCCCGGGAAGCCTGGTGCAGCAGGTGTTTGCTGCGCAGGCGTCTGGTGCGACTGTGGCTGCTGCGACTGTGACTGTGAGGCCTGTGCAGGATGACCTTGCACTGGCGCAGAGGTGGCCGGTGCCGGATAACCATGTGCAGGTGAAGCGGGCGCGACCGGTGTCTGATACTGAGGCGCGGACGCGGGCATCTGCATCTGCGGTGCCATGACAGGAGCCGCCACAAATCCCATGATCTGCGCATAATCGCGGTGGTCCGGCATGACTGCGCTCTTGATCTCGTTCTTGTCCTCGCCGTTGGTGTCGGTGCCGACATCGATCCGTGCGACGAATTCGAGGCCATCCAGATCAGCAAAACCGCTAATGCGGCGCCGGGCCTGCGCTTCGGGCGAGGTATCCTTGTCGGAAATCCCGCGTGCCGAGTTGAGGATACCCCGCACAAGGCTGCGGCCCATATTGGCCCAGTTCGGGCCATTGGGGCTGTAAAGCCCGATCATCGACCAAATCTTGCGCTTGGCATACTGCCCTTCGAGGACTGTGTATTCAGCATCGAGATAAACCGACCCGGTGCTGCCACGTTTGGCATACCCGCCGGTCCAACCCTGGGCAGGGTCGTCAAACCCGCCTGGTCGGATGGTCAGGCGCACCTTGGCCAGCGTGCCTTTGGGGATGACATTGCTGGTGGACTGCGCATCGTTGAAATCGTTCCAGAGAGACATGGCTCGGGTCCTTTTAGTTGGTGGAAGCGTTGGAGGTGTCAGCCGTCGCGGGGGACGGCTGCGCAAGCTGAGGCGGCTGGTAGGTCAGCCGGCGTTCGGCGGGCACGAGGGGACCGCGGATCTTGTCCATCAGCTGACCCAGATGCGGCGGCTCGATCAGGTCGAGACGGCCGGAGCGATCCTTGGCGGGGTAGCCCCAAGGGTTCAGTGTCTGGCAGACAAAACCACGCTGAAGGATGTCACCCTCGCCTTTGATCTCGGC